CGGACAGGACGTGCTCCTAGTCGACGCGGACGATCAGGAAACCTCGACCGACTTTACGAACCTGCGCGAGGCGACCCGGCCGGGCGGCGCCGGCTACACCTGCATTGCGCTGACCGGCGCGGCCGTTCGCTCCGGAGTGCAACGCCTCGCGCCCAAACACGCACACGTCATCATCGACACGGGCGGCCGTGACACAGTCAGCCAGCGCGCGGCCCTGGCTGTCTGTCACACCTATCTCGTGCCGTTTGCGCCGCGATCCTTCGACGTGTGGACCCTCGATAAGGTCGCAGAGCTCGTCGAGGAAGCGCGGGCCGTAAATCCGAACCTCCGCGCGCTCGCCTTCATCAACCGCGCCGAGGCGCGAGGTTCGGAAAACGCCGAGGCGGCCGAACTCATCCGGAGCAAGCCCGGCCTGGAATTCTTGCCTGCGGCGCTCGGCGCTCGGAAGGCGTTCGCCCATGCCGCGGCCGGTGGCATGGCCGTGACCGAGCTACGCCCGTTGGATGCGAAGGCGAGTGAGGAAATGGCGGCCCTATTCGGATGCCTGTTCGATACGGCAGAGATATCCAGCCAAAATCAGCCGGGAGTCTAATTGATGGCCTTGAGTGGCAAACCCACCCGCGTCGCGACAAAGCCGGCGGCTCCGCCCGATCCGGTCGACGCATTCATCTCAAAGGGCGGTAGTGTGCCGGTCGAGCCGCAATCCGAGGCTGCGGCCAAGGGCGCACAACACCCGCTGAAGTTTCCGGCCGATACGGACCTGTTCGAGCGCCTTGAACAGGCTCGCAAGGCGAGCGTCGTCCGGCTCCCGCGCAACACCTGGATCCTTCAGGCGATTGCCGAAAAGCTTGAGCGTGATAGCCGTTAGAGGCCTCAAAGATCGCTTGCAAAAATCTTTCAGATACTAAAAGGATATCCACAGAGAATCACATTCGCATCCGGAGGAAACTAGAGCTCGCGCGGCACAATGGCGGGACGCAATTCATCCGAGGTGCACCATGATCCTCCGCGAACCCTGATGTTCGGGCCGTACGGCGGCGGCATGCAGGGCGATTACGCGACCGGTTACATTCGCGCTTTCGAGGTGTTCGCGGCCTTCGTCCACCAGGTGCACTGATCCTCAAATAGATCGAAACGTATGCGCCTCATGAGTGAGCCTCGAACTCGCCGCTACAAGGCTGGCCTCAACACGCTCGCCGCCGGAAAAATGACGATCGCTAGTTTCGAGCGTGGCTCGGAGCGTGTGGTCGAGCTACGCCTACACGACAACCGCGGCCGAACGCACGAGGCGACCCTGAGCCTCCCGCAGGCGCGTGAGGCCCTTCGACATCTGAGCGCCGCCGTAGAGGCGCTGGACGCTCTTGCCCGGCACGACGGGTCACCTTGCAGCTCCGCGCCTCGTGACGGCGCGCCCGAGATCCGCACAGATGGAATCTGCTCCTGAGGATCGGCGCGAACGCGTCGCCTTGAAATTCGCTCTGCTCGAAGCTGCGAGCACCGACGACAGGATGAGTTCCGGGGAATTCCGTTTCTTCGCCCGCATCCTCCAGTCGTTGGACAGAGCGACGTGGACCGCGACCCTTGGTGATGAGCGGATCATGGCGGAAGTGCCGGGGTGCGCGAGCCGGCACACGTGCAACGGTCACCGAGCAGCCATTGCGGCGTTGGGCTATTTCGAGTTTGAGGCCGGCAGCGGGCGGCATCCGACTCGCTATTTCATTGCGGAGAAACCGCCGGCCGAAGCCGAAAAAAGGCTCACGGCTCGCAGGGATGCGTTGCAGGTGCGACGCACGTTGAGGCGTGCAAAACCTCCATCCAAGACGCGAGACGTGGTCGCACGACCACCCCTCAATACCCTGAATGAGACGTGGTCACACGACCACCTTAGACGTGGTCATACGACCACCCGTTCCCTTTCTTCTTCTCCCGACTCTCTACCGGTTCAGGAGATGTCTCAGTCTGCGCATGCACGCGAGGAGCCAGCGAGCCAGCCCGATCAGATCATGTGTTACGTCTGCGACGAGGAACGGCCGGCCGACCTATCTCGGAAGCCGGACAACGTGCTGGGGATGAAAAAAATTCTCTGCACCGAGTGCGGCGCTTGGTGGGACGAGCGGCAGAAATCCGAAAGGGAAACTCAGGCTCGATCGATCCTGCGCTAATTCGGAATTTCGTATCCGCGAGGCAATTCCCAGGATCGAGGCGTGCCGGCCGGCGAGTCATATCCTCGATAGGTAGCGCGCTCGGCCGCCCCGAACGGCCAGCAGGCGCGCTCGCGATCGGGGCCCGGCTTGGACACGCCACAGAGCGCCAGGGCTCGCCAGCGATCCGGATGGGCGCCGTCCCGAGCCAGGGCAGGCGCCGCCGGCTGTAGGGCCAGGAGCGCGATCAGGGCGGCCAGCGCCAGGGCATACAGCCGATTGCCGGTCAGCGAGATCCACCAGCGGTTGAGCCACGTGTCGCGCGTCGGATCGAGCGCGGTGAGATGGGCGCGGCACTCGGCCGCCCGGAGATCACGCTGTACGCGCTTGGTGCGCGCCTCCAGAACCTCGTCAGGGGCGAGACAGTGGAGCCCGCGGACGGCCGCATCTGCGCAAGGCTTGCCGTAGGCACGGACCCAGCCATCAGCCGCGCGCGACAGGACGGCGTCACGGGCGAGCCAGTAGGACGAGCCGGCCCGGCATTCGGCGTTGATGCCGTCCATCGCCTCTACGATCAGCGCCGTGGCGCAATCGTTGATGGACGGGTCGACGTAGACGGTTGGCTTGTGACGAGACATGGCAAATCTCCTGCTGTGCTGAGCCACCGGCACGCGACACCAATGCGGCGGCTCGAAATGATCACCTTGCCCGCTCACGCAACAGGCAAGCACGGCCTCGGCTGATCGGGAGAAGCCACGCTAGCCGCCAGCGCTTGCTCTAGCTCGCGCAGAACGGTTTCCGGATCACGCCCTGCTGTAACCCGGCGCGCCACGTTCGCAGCGTGCAGCCCCCGAGCAACGACATCCTTCGTGTTGTTGGTGCACATAATTGCTCTCCGATACCACTGCATATCCGACAAGTCATCCTCGAACGATTTCAGCAGTAATGTCAACTACGTCTGTCCAATAACAAATGTACTTATTGCGACATCACCTGCCCGATGCCTCTGGCTAGACCGACAGGCGAAGGGGGGTCGCGTTTTGAATACTCGAAGATTACTCAGGACCGGCCCGCTGATCTTCTCCGCGCGGCCAAACCGAGTCGGGAAAAAAATGTGGAGGCCATCGGCATGCAGCCGGTGCAAAAATTTTTTGGCATCTTGCGCTTGTGCAGCAATTTGATTTAATTCAGTGGATCGCTAAAACGAGAACACCGATGGCCCGTCTTCAGCCGACCGTGGAATTAATCGCCCGCTTCGATGGGCGGCCCGTGGCGACGCTCGCTTCGTACGGGGCGCGGCTTCGGGAGGCTGGGCTGCTCCCGGAGACTCAGCGTGGAGCCGGCGCAAGCCACCTCGATCCTGAGCATGCCGCAGCGCTCCTGATCGCGACGTTGGGCACGGACAGCCCCTCCGAAGGCCCGGAGGCTGTCCGCGTGTACCGCTCCCTCGCCGCCCGCCCCACGCCCGGCAGAGCGAGCGCGCCGGCTATGCTGGCTGCCCTCGCCGCGCTGCCCTTCGGTGAGGCCGTCGCGACGATGATCGAGAACGGCGAGATCGTGGGTCGAGAGCTCCCCGAAGGCGGCAGTCTGATCCTGGCGTTCAAGCGGCCTGTGCCGACCGCGGAGTTGCATCTGCGCCTCGGTAGCGAGACCAACCTCGTAGGCCTGTGGACGCCCGACATGAAAAAGATGATCCGCGGTTTCTACAAAGCCGAGACAACCCGAGATCAAGACAGAGTTCTAGTTAGCTCTGTCACGGACAAGACCTTATTCGCACTTTCCGAGTGCATCACGGCTGACCTTACTGGAGAATTGTAATGCGTATCCACGAATTGCGCGAGCAACGCGCTAGCAAGGTCGCGGAGCTCAGGTCCATCGCCGACCAAGCCGACCGCGAAAACCGCGACCTGTCGGAAGGCGAGCGCGGCCGGTTCGACGCCCTTAAGTCGGACGTGACCAACATCGAAGCCCGGATCGGCCGGGCGGAGGCACTCGCCGAGATGGAGCGAAACGCCGAGGCCGAGCCGGTCACCGGCCATGGTGGCGCGGCGGAGTTGGAGGCCCGCTATTCGATCGGCCGCGCCGTCGCGGAGTTTCTGGAGACGGGCCGCCTGACCGGCGCCGAGGGCGAATATGCTCGGGAACACCGCACCGGGCGACAGGGCGGTTTCGCGGCACCGGTCTCGGCCTTCCTCGGCGGAGAGCACCGCGCCGTTCTGACCACCGCGCCTGCCGGCGGCCCCGGCGGCAACCTCGTGGCCACGAACCTTGGCCCGCTGATCGACCGGCCGCGCCCTGTGCTCCAGGTCCAGCGGCTCGGCGCGACCGTCCTGACCGGCCTGTCAGCGAACCTCGACCTTCCCCGGCTCAAGTCGTCGGGCACGGTCGGATGGGTCGGCGAGCACCAGCCGGGCCCCCAGGCCGATCCGCAGTTCGACAAGGTGTCCCTGGGTCCGAAAACCGTCACGGGCAACTACGAGATGAGCCGACGGATGATGCTGCAGGCGCCGCAGATCGAGCAGGTGCTCCGGACGGATATCGGGTTTCTGCTCGCGGCGGCGCTGGATCAGGCGGCCATCTTCGGCACCGGCACCGACAACATGCCGCTCGGTATCAAGTCGACGTCGGGGGTCCGTAAGATCCTGTTCGACGCGGCCGCAGATACGGGTACCTCTCAGGAATGGATCGATGCGACCGCCAGCATGATCGGCGCCATCGACGCGGCCAACATTTCCGGCGGCACCGGGTACCTGAGCAGCCCTCAGGTTCGTGCAGCGGCCCTCAAGCTGACCACAGCGGACGGTCTGCCGATCGGTATCCCAACCCTGTTCCACGGCGAACACGTGGAGTGGTCGACTCAGGTTCCTGCCAACGGTGGCGCAAGTACCGATCTTTCTCAGATCTTCTACGGATCATGGTCTGATCTCGTGATCGCTTATTTCTCCAGCGTGGATATTGTTCTAAATCCCTACGCGGACTCGGTCGCGTCCAAGGGCGGCGCCCTGCTGCACGCCTTCCTGGATGCCGACGTGGCGCTCCGGCACCCGGAGAGCTTCGCCTTCGCCGACGACGTACCGACCGCGGCAGCCGCGTAGTGGAACAGCGCGGCGCACCGCTCGAAATCCGGGCGCGCGGGCGGCGCCTGGAGGGCCACGCCGCGGTGTACGGCGTGGAGGCCCGCATCGTCGACCTGCGCCGCGGCACGTTCCGCGAGACGATCGCGCCGGGCGCCTTCCGGGCATCTCTTGCCGGCGACGTGCTGGCGCTCCGGGACCACGATGCGAAACGCGTCCTCGGGCGCACGCGGAGCGGGACGCTGCGCCTGTCCGAGGATTCACGCGGCCTCGCGTTTGACCTGGACGTGCCGGACACGAGCGAGGGCCGCGACGTGCTCGCGATGGCCGAACGTGGCGACCTCGGCGGGATGAGCTTTGGATTTGACGTGCCGGCTGGAGGCGACTCCTGGAACGGCGATCGGCGCGAGCTTCGCACCGTGGCGCTCGCGGAAATCTCCGTTGTGTCCGGTTGGGCCGCCTATCCCGGCACCACCGTGGAGGCCCGTTCCGGGCTCTACTTCGCCCGCCCGCGGCTGTCGGCGGCTCGGCTTTACCTGAGCACCCTGGAGGGCTGAATGGGCTTCCTCGACCGCCTGATGCGCCGCGAGCGCCGGGACGCCCCTCCGCAGGCCGTTGCCGCGTCAGATCCGTTCCTAGCGCAATTCCTCGGTTTCGGCCGAGCGGCCGGCTGGGGTTCTCCGGAACAAGCCTTGAGCCAACTCGGTGCGGCGGCGCGGTGTACCAGCCTGATCGCCGAGTCCCTCGCGGCCCTGCCGCTCGTCGTCTACGAGCTCCATGACGACGGCGGCCGTGATGAAGCGCGAAACCACCCGCTCGCGGCGGTCCTCAACGATGCCGCCAACGATCGGATGCCAGCCTTCCACCTGCGTGAGGCCGTAGCGCGCGACGTCCTGATGAATGGGAACGGCTTCGCGCACACGATCCGCGACGGCCGCGGGCAGGTGGCGGCCCTCGACTACATGCCGGCGCGCATGGTCGGGGTGGAGCAGCTTCCCAGCGGGCGGCTCCGGTATCGCTGGACGCATCCGACCCGAGGCACGCTCGTGCTCCTCGAGGAGGAAGTCGCGCATTTGCGCTACGCCTCGCGGGATGGCGTCCTCGGCGTGTCGCCGCTGGCCTGGGCACATGGCGCTGTGGGCCTCGCCCTGGCGCAAAGCGAACTCGCGCAATCGCAGGTGGAGCGCGGGTTCGTTCCGGACGTGTCGTTCGAAACGGAGGGCGCGTTCGGGAGCGACGGCGCGGGCGAGAACGCGTTCCAGCGGCTCAAGCGGCAATTGACAGCGCGCCTTGCAGATCAGCGCGCCAAGGTTGCCCCTCTGCTGCTGGAGGCGGGCATCAAGGCCAAGCCGCTGACGGTTTCTGGTCGGGAAGCACAATTTCACGAGTCACGGATGGCCGGCCTGGAGGATGTCGCGCGCATCTACGGCGTGCCGCTGTCCGTGGTCGGGCTCGGAAACCCGAGCTCCTACGGCTCGCTGAAAGAGGAAGGCGCCGCCCTCGTGCGCAACTGCCTCGCGCCTTGGGCCGCTCGACTCGAAGGAACGCTCAACCTCGCCCTTCTCTCGGCGGCGGGCCGGCGCCGGTACCGGATCGAGCATGACCTTTCTGGTCTGCTCCGCGGCAGCCTCCAGGAGCGGATGGAAGCGTGGCGCGCGGGGATCGATGCTTCGATCTTCGCACCGCAGGAATGCCGCAGATGGGAGGGGCTGTCATCGCGCCCCGCGGCCGGCGATGAGCTCCGCGTGCCCCTGAACGTGCAGCAAGGCGCCGAGGCCCCGCAGGAGGCGCCGCCATCGTGATCGCCTTGCCCGGCGCCGGCCGCGTCGGGCGGCTCCAGGGCCCTGGAGGGCCGGCAGCGCGGAGCACGGACCGCGCGTGGCCGACAGCAATTCGAGATTGCCCGAGGTTCGCGCAGTTCCTCCTTGGGCAAGGTCCAGCGGGCGGTGACCCGAAACACCCGCAGTCGGCGACCCGGCGTCATACGGGGGCGCTGACGCTCGAAGCTGGAGTGACCTACAGCTTGGCCCGCGGTGCAAATTCGGAGGCACCGCGGGCCGCACTCCAAACTGATCAGCACGATTACCTACGCATGACAGAAATTATAATTTATTAATTGGCTAAGGCTCTCTCCACATTCATATTTTGGTCTGTTTATCGGCTATAATTCAAATCAGTTTTCTTCAATTGGATCGATAAAGACATAAATCTTACTATCTCTTTTAAATATTTTGAATGTAATTTGGTACTCACCTGCATTTAGCATGGCAGTTGATTTGCAATATCTCTCAGATTTATCGGAGTTGAAAGAAACCTCGGTGGTGTTGTGTAAGCCCAGAAGCTTCAAAGTATCAGAATTTGAAAATCTATTTTGTTCAACTGCTTGTTTTGCAGTAGAGAACGCTGCATTGCTATCGCATTTTGGCAATGAAGAAGAGCCATCACTTACAGTTACAGGTTTTTCTGTAGCCGGAATATTTTTGCTATTGCTGACTACCGCAGGATTTTTATCTTTGCTACTGATAATAGCTATGACAAATACTACAAATAACAAAGTTATAGGTAGTTTCCACCAAAGGCCCCTGCGCTTTTTTGCGCCAGAACCTCTAAGTATCGCAGACTTTCTATTTTTAAATTCCTTCTCAGTAATTACTCCTTTATCTCTTAGCTCTGCAAGTTTAGATATTTCGTCTGCACTCATAGTGACCTCGAAGCGCTATTTCTGCTCTTCACCCTACCCATACAGTTTTGCGGCAGGGCCATACGAGAGAACCGTTGGTAGAAAATTTGACCAGCCCATACAAGTTGCCAAGGTGAGCAAAAGGGCTGCGACCGAAGCCCCGAGCACCACCCTTTAGAGCGCATTCCGACGAAGTGGATGCCGGTTCGTCGAAAGAATGCGCGGCGAAACAGGCACCGAGAGATGCGTCCCGATTCAACGCGGCCGGGCGCAGCTCTAGTCCAGCAAGCGGTGCGGAAATCAGGACTTTCGCAACGATGCGGCCCCGTTGAAAACGTTGCCCTTTCCCGTTGCAGAAGTCTGTTGCAAAATGCGGGTATGATCTACGGCTACGCCCGCGTCAGCACCAACGCGCAAGACCTTGCCAACCAGCTCGATCAGCTCAAGGCCGCCGGGTGCGAGCGCATCTTTCACGACAAGCTTAGCGGCCTCACCAAGGAGCGGCCCCAGCTCAAGCGGCTGCTCCAGGCCGCCGCGCTTGGCGATACAGTCATCATCCCGGCAATCGACCGGCTATCGCGCGACACCGCCGACTTGCTGACGATCGCGCGCGACCTCAAGGCCGCAGGCGTGGGGCTGCGCTCGCTGGCCGAGCCGGTGATCGACACGACCAGCGAGTTTTCTGATATCGTGCTGGCCGTCCTCGGGCTGGCTGCAAAGCTGGAGCACAAGCGCATCCGCGAGCGCACGGCCATCGGACGCGCTGCCGCCAAGGCCGCAGGCAAGCGGTTGGGCCGTGCGCCGAAAATGACCCCGGCGCAGATCAAGGAGGCCATCCAGCGGCGCGAGGCGGGCCTTGAGACGCTCGCCACCATCGGACGCAGCTACAACGCCAGCGCGTCTACAATCTCACGCCTTAAATTGGAACAAACGGGAGCACGAAATGTCTAGAGACAAGATGTTTATGATGATGCGCTTCCACGTTATGTCATTTTCTCTAACAGATGTCGGTAAAAAGAGGATCGCTGACGCTTATCTTCAAGCTTGGGACGACGGGGTTTATCCAATTGGGGACGATGCTGCGCACTGGCATGATGGTTATGAAAACGACTTTGATGTAACGGAAACAATGATGGATGACATATCAAAGTTGATTGATAATAAATGGACTAGTAAACAGCCAATACCATCAGTATATGATTTAGAAAATCACTATAAGATTAGGCAGGGTGGAACGCCATGGGATAGGTCTAAAATTATTTCTTCTCTCCGCTACATGTTTCTTCATGGATGGTTTGACCAGCCAACTTGGACGGCAATCATGAGCAATCACCCCTCTGAAGCATCAGGCATCACAGGCTCCTATGACCGCGACCGCGATGTGTATTTCAATTAGGTGAGTTCTATAATGGACACTTACGCGTATCTTAGCGGGCTATGATCATGTGTAGGAGCCGCTTGACCTGTTCTAGTTCATTGATGAGTCCGTTGGCGGCTCTTTTCGCTCTGCGTGCTTGCGCGGGATCTTCGTCACGCTCTGCTCTTCGAGCCGCACGCTGAGCGTCTTCGGCGTAATCCAAAGCCCGTTTTATACGGTGCTGCAGTTCCGTAATTTGCGCCTCGGTCACCATTTCCTCCTTCTCGAAAACCTCTTGTATCCGTGGTGGTCGGATTTCTGACCCCAGTCCTGTTCCCGCGCGCCATCCACGCGAGCCATTCCCGGTCCACGATGGTGACGACGTTCGGCAGGTTCTTCGCGCCCGGCCGGCGGCGCTCGACGACCTCGACAAGGCCGAGCCGGCTGGCCTGACGGATCGCGTTCTTCGCCGTGGATCGTGACACGCCGGCGCGGGCTGCAATGGCGTCCAGGCACACGGCGCATTTCCCGCGCGCCGCGTTCTCATCGGCGACGATCCGGAGCACAGCGAGCTCGCCTGTCGTGAACCGCGCGGCGAGGGCTGGCGGCATGGGGCCGGAGGCTGCAAGGCGACGGCGGCGCTCGATCGCCACAGAGCGCTCAGGAGGCCGCTGCACGGGTTTCCGCACCGGCAGAGCGAGTTGAGCACCGCGCCCGCGTGCGAGCTTCCTGCGCGCGTCAATCGCGGTCGCGAGGCTCGACGCCTCATCGTCCGTCATCTCGCCGGCTGCATGAGCCGACCACAACGCGACGGACAGCGTATCGAGCGCAGCACCGTGCGCACGGCCGATCGCGTCGACCATCTCCGAAATAGACAAAGCTCCGCACCCCTGGTCGCGAGACCAGCCGCATGGGCGCGGACGCACGCGGGCAAAGCTCCGCCGTCGAGGAAAACCACGGTTTTCCCCTTGCGTAGGAGCCGATTTTCGGGGAGGATCATCGCCGCCAAGCAGATGATCTTTCCCCGGCCTCGGCCGGCATGTGACCCGCCCTCGTGGCGGGTTTCGTGTTTCTAGGCCCTCGACTCGCCGGCTCAACCGGCGCTGGCATTGGCCACGCTTTCGCGGGATTCGTCAATTTCCCAGCGTCGGCGCGCAGCAGCCGAAATGCCGCTCGCCTCCTTAATTTCGATTTCTCGGCCATGCCGATCCGATTTTAATTCGATCGCAGCCGGAATTCCGCGAGATATCTGGGCGGTATGAAACCGATTCGGGGGCGAGGCATGATTACCGTCGTCGGCGGTACCAAGGGTGGATCCGGCAAATCGACCGTTGCCACCAATCTCACGATCATGCTGGCGAGCGCCGGACAGGACGTGCTCCTAGTCGACGCGGACGATCAGGAAACCTCGACCGACTTTACGAACCTGCGCGAGGCGACCCGGCCGGGCGGCGCCGGCTACACCTGCATTGCGCTGAC